AAAAGGGATTCTGTAGTTCCAAGTATTTAACCCGTATCCCAGATAGGTATTTTTATCGAGCACGCTTAGCTTAAACTCCATTTCCACCGGTTTTATCGTCCCGCTTGCAAAATTGCCGCCGAGCGCGCCTTTGGCTTCGATCGTCTCTTGTTCTATCTTTGGGATAGTTAGAGATTTAACGACGCCTAAATATCCTTGACCGTTTATAAAAGCGTTGGCCTCCTGAACCACCTGAGGAATTTGTCTCTTTACCATTTTTTACTCCTTATTTATTTAAATCGTTCATAAGCGTTTCGCCATATTTATCCACATAGATAAAATCAAGTGTTAGCTGTTTAACTATCGGATTGTTTTGCATGCGGACGTCTAGATAAAATTTACCGTCCGTGATGTTTGCTAGCGTATTTTTCTCGCTCCAAGATAGCTCGTATCCGAGCAATACTTTTGCCCCTACAAGCCCCCTAAGCAGCTCGCTAACGCTTCTTTTGGCGTGATAGAGCTGATCGGCTTTTTTATCAATCGCAAATAATACGCCTTTTTGGCAAGCCTGCGAAATACGGTCAAATACCCTTACTCTTGCAAGGTCTTTCCATATAGTATCCTGATCGCTAGTCTCTCCGCCCCACGCTCTAAAGCCGCTTTCTCTGATGACGGTCGAAATTTTAGCCGATCTAAGCTCATCGGCCGTGCAGGTTTCGCCTAGCTCGAAATCTACATCTATTTCCGTGCCCGAAACTCCTATCATAACCCTGTTTGAGTAGCTGTCGCTATATCCAAACTCGCTTGCGCCGTCCGTATGAGCTATCATCCCCGCTATTCTAGCGCTTTGCCCCTCATAGACGTAAGCGTTCGTTTCATCGTCCCAAACCTTGACGTTAGGATATGCAGCGACCAGTCTTCTAGTGCCGAAGTCCCCCATCTTTACTATCGCCGCGGCCGCGTCCTGGGCTTTTAGATCTACGATACCGGTTGCTTTTAGCCTGGTAGCTACTTTTTCTATCTCGCCTTTTACGGCGTCTTCGTTGCTAAATCCCGGCGCTATGATTAGATTCGGGTTATATCCGAAGCGAGATTTTGCTTTGGTTAGCTCTGATACGGCTTTTTTGCACTCGGTGATCTCGTCGTTCGTATCGCTATCGTCGTCCTTGGTGAATACGCTTAATATTATTTGCGTATTAACCGCCTGATCCTCAATCCCTTTTAGAGCCCTATAAATCGAGCCCTTTTTAAAGGCTTGGCTCGCGTCCTTTTTTGCTTTGTATTTTACCTCTAACGCTTCAAGCGCCTTTGCCGTCGTCATGAAAAAGTGAAGTCCGTTTTCAAGCACTTCCTCATATCCCGCGATTCCTATGGGCGTAACGCTTTCTACGCTGATAGGCCTTGCGGCCTCGGCCGAGATCGTTACGTTTACTCCGAACTTTGCTGCCATACTATCTCCTTTTAAAATTTGTTGATGATTTCTACTTGAAATTCTTTTTTGAGCGTCAGCTTCAAAAACGCTTCCAGCGCCTTTTTGCTATCGCGAACTCCGTATTCGTCCGCATTGTTTCCAAGCAAGATGCACCCCTGCGTATCTTTTGGGGCGTTGCCGCTATGGATGAGTATGCATCTATCTTTCGGTACTTTTTCGTTAAAAAGCAGCGGCAAAAGCCTTTGAAATTTGTCGCTTTCATGCCAGGTCGTTTGATAAACTCCGGCCGGTATTCGCTTGTCGCGGCCGCGCTCTACGGTATCCGGACCCGCGGGCTCGAGTGTAAAACCCTCTAGCAGCACGCGCCTATCTTGCGAAACTAGGCGAAATCTGCCTATCGTGCCGTCATGAATCTCTTTAATTCTCTCGACTATCAGCTTCATTTTTGCTCCCTTATTTGATTAAATTTATTGCGGCGACTGCGATCAATATAGCTGCCGCAACGATGACGAAAATCTTGGTAGAGGGCTTCATTCCTTGACCTTTTTCAGCGGATGAAACGCCCATACCGTCTCTAAGGCTTTCTTGTCTTCGGCTTGGGTATATTCGTGCCAGTTTGAGGCGTTCGCGCCGGCTATGTCCATGAGTTTCCAGCCGACGTAAATGCGGCAATAAAAGCCGCTTAAAAAGCCCGTGTATCTTATCTCGCGGTAGTAGCCAAATCTTCTCCTGCCGTCTTTGAGGCGGCACTCCACCTTACACCACGAGCTTGCCCTGCCGCCGTTTGAGGTTACGCTAGGGTCTCCTATCGTAACTACGCTAGCGGGATCTATGTCGTCCATCTTGACGCCTAGGTATTTGCTTGAAAAATAGCCTATACGGTTTCTATAGAGCCAGCAAAGGCGCGCGAAGTACGTGCGGTTTTTAGGAGGCGGGAAGTGATCCCGTCTCCATCCGCCGTCGCCGTTTATAGCCGCGTTTTGCCCGTCGTAATAGTCGTTTGCGTCCTCGAACCATCTGGCCCATTTGGGCAGACGATCGTCGCTAGGTTTCGTAAAAGCTAGAGCTATGGGCACTACTACGAAAGAGGCTATCTCGAGCGGAAGCTCGATGGCTATATTTTTTGAAATTTGCAAAATTTCCTTCCTATTTAGCGGCATCGTTTTTCTCCTTTTGCGTATTTTTCTCTTGCTTTGATTCTTTTTCTTCCGTTTGATACTTCGGGCTTGCAGGGCAGCCGCTCCAAGGGCAGTTTCCTTGTTTGTCTAGCTTTGAGCTGCATATCTCGCAGCGTTTAGTTTTCTTTTTCATCTTTGTTATCTCCTTTTTCTAGGGCTTGTTTCTCGGCTAGTAGCTCTTTATATTCCTCGCGAAGCTCCGGAAGCACTGCATCGTTTCCGATGAGTATGGCGTGCCTGATGCAGCCTTCGGTCTCTTTGATCTGCTCTTCTAGTTCGGCTAGCTCTTTTTGCTTTAGCTGCTCCGCGCTTGGTGCGGGATTTAGTATCTCATCCGCTTCTTTTTTGGAAATTTCAACCCATTCGGGCTTTTTAAAATTTGATATGTCTTTCTCGTCCAGTGCGTAAATTTGATTGTTTTTGTCTTTGAAGTATTTCATTTGTTTTCCTTTCTATCGAAGCTCGAACCATTTTAACGGGGTGTAGTTTTTGTACACGACTTTATATGTTGCTCCTGCCGGTATAATTGCTGAGACTATACACCCGTCAGCGTTGCCGTAGCTAACGTTTCTAAGACTCTCCACGTTGTTTATTTCGAGGATACAAGTCTGGGAGGATGACGATTGTTGTTGACTCACTAATATTTGTATAGGCCTCCCAGTAGTATTTGTATATACTACACCATTTTGTCTCTCTGCTAGCACGTCTTGCCACGTTTGATTTATGCCGATGCTCGCTATGCCAGCTACTGCTTTTTCACTCACAGCTACATCTTCTTGAACTCCGGTGATTGTATTTTTGATTTTGACTATGCCTGCTTTGCTTTCGGTAGCGTATGGCGTCTTATCTATTTCGCTTTGCTTTTGCTCTCTGACGTTTTTAGCTTTGATTAGGACGACTACGGACATATTGTATGGGCGAGTTTCTACTCCGCCCTCGAATGTAGTCGGAATTTCATTCGCTCCATTTGGTGGCCTTGTGTTGCCAGCTGAGGCTGTAGAGCCTGCGCCAGTTGCGCTGTTTTTTTGCCCACCAAAAAACCAACTGTGATTATGAGATTTAACCGTGTCAGCTTGCGCTACCCCTAATGCAGCAGCATTCCCGCCCACGCTTCGCATAAATTTGCCGTCGCTAAAGTTTGGTATATTAAAATTCTCGCCGCTTCCGCCGTAGGTGTAGCCTATCACAGCAAAAAGCTCGGTGTATTCGCTCTTTTTTAGGCTTCGTCCGTCGCATAAAAGATAGCCGGCGGGGATTTTGTCTTGCGAGCTCCACGCTAGATATGCACCTATCGGAGTGCCGTCGCTTGCTTCGTCTTTTTTTACGTATCTCTCGTCGTGATTGTGGTTTTTTGCGGCGAAATTGGATATCGCCCAATTTCTAGTGGCAAGCACAACATTGTTATCGACTTTTAGCGTAACACTGCCCGCATTATCTACCTGCATGATAAATTTGATCGTGATATCCTTTGCGCTACCTTCTGCGAGCTTGGGTTTATAGGTGCGCGGAAGTTTGGCTACCGCAAAAAGCTCATCATTTGCGGTATAAATTCCCGCTTTATTGATGTAAAATCCTCCGACGTCCGCGTTTATTATGCCCTCGGCAATTAGCTGATGCGGATCGGCTTCATCTACTATCAGGCTATTTATGCTAAAGCTATGCTTTACGCCATTAAGGGCGGTGATACTTTGATTAAGATCGCCTTCGTCGTCGCTGACGCTCATCTTACTTAAGGCGATCTGCGTTTTATTAGCAGCTGCTTTTAACAGTAGATCGATACCCTTGTTAGTTAAAATACTAAAGTATTCTTGCATCTAGTTTTACCTCCATTGTTTCGTCGAATTTAAATGTGAGCGCGCAATACTTCTTAGAAGAAACCTCTAAATTTTCTACCGCAAGCGGATATACGCTCACGCTCTCGCCGCTTAAGCTTGCGCTTGCAGCTTTGATTCGTGCGACGCTAGCTAGCGCTATACTCGCTCCGTCATAAACCGAACGGACGTTTTTATAAGCGTTTATAATTTCATCGCTTTTAGCTAGAGTCTTAAAATCTATACCTTTGTCGCTAGCTTCAAATTCGAGTTTAAAATGATACGCCGCGCCGCCGTATTCGTGCCATTCTTTGATATTTGTATTGCTATATAGAGCCTTTAGCGCCCTATTTAGACTATAAAACGTGCCTGAATAGTAGTGAATTTCAAAAGCACTTTTTATTAGATATCTGGCGTCCGTTTCGTCTAGTCCATTAATATCTACATCGAAACTTTGAGCTAGTAACGGTAAAAGAGATGACGGGCAAGAGTCGGCAAGCGTATTTATAACACCGATATCGAGCCCATTTAATCTCACGCCAAAAAACTCGTCTAGCTTCTTATCAAATTTAGTTTTATGATTTGGAAGCAAGCTCATAAATCAGCCTTTGCGTAACTTAGCTCGAAGCTTATTTTTATAAAGCTTTCTTCGCTCACTTTGATATCCGCCGCAGGAGAGCTTAGGTTTACACGATAAACTCCGTTTTTGTGCAATATGGAGTAGATATAGCTTAAATTCAAATCCTCTCCTAAACCTAGACTGGTCCTACTCGCCTTCACATCTTTGTCGATTTGTGCTTGTAAAAATAGATCGTTTAGTTCCAATTTAGCCCTTATGGTCACTTCCTTGATAGTAGCGTTTTTGACGTTGACTTTGTCCGTTAGCGGTCTGACGGTTTCGTCGCTTAGATATTTTTCGACGCTAGCGCGAGTTTCTTCGCTCATATCAGAGGTTTTTAGATAGATGTTTACTATACCGGGCCCGCCATTTAGCACGCTAACTTCTTGTACCTTTGTATTTGCCGAGAGCGCTTGATAGATATATGCTTTCGCGCTTCCGGCCGTTGAAAATCTCTCTAGCGAAAGCACCGCTCGATTTCGAAGCCTCTCGTCGCTTTCTTTATCCGCTCCGCCAGTGAAATTTAATGTTTGTTTGGCTTTTAGCACAAATGGCAGCGGTGTTTGAATGAGCTCGCATTTGACCGCGCTTTCTTTTATGAACTCATCGAGTATGATTTTACCGATGGCTTTTAACTCCCCTTGCTTGATAGTCACACTATCTTTGAGGATGGCTGTATCACCTTTTTCGCTCCTGAATACACTTTTTGCAGGCACGATGGTGTCGCTATCTTTTGTGGTAGACAGGCAAAGCTCGATGTCGGCTGTCGGCTTTTCGCCTTTTAGCCTTTCGATACCGTAAATCGCAACGACATTATCAAGATCACTGCCTAAGGCATAAGGTAAAAGCATGCTTTTCACGCCTTCATTTATCCTGGCTCGAAGCAAAAGCTCACGATATGCGAGAGTTTCAAGCAAAGCGGAGTATCGATCGCTTTCAAGCAAAGAAATTTCATCGTCGTTTAAATAGCTCTTAAAAAGCTCTTTGATACCCTTTAAAAGCTCGTTAAAATTTAGCTCTTCGATGACGTTTGGAAAAGGCAAATTGTCTAACTTCATATTTCAACTCCGATTTCATTACCGCTCGTTAAGATGATCTTAAAATTTAGCCTATGGTCTTTTAGGCTTATTAGTTTTACTTCGTCTATCTTCACTCGTTTTTCCCATCTCTCTACGGCTTCTATGACGTAGCAGGCAAGATCGGCTCTAAACTCGTCGTCTACCTTGCGGTCTATTAGCTCGAACAAGCGGCTGCCGTACTCCGGCAACATAACCCGCGAGCCTAGAGGCGTGAGCAAGATGTCTTTTATGCTCTGTTTTATATCCGCTAGATACTTTGCCATCAGTCCCTCGCTAGTCCGTTGTTGGTATGGTTGGTTAGATCGCCTCTGCCGTCTCTTACGTTGCCGCCGAAATTTGCGTTGCCTCCCGTCGTTATAGACCCGGTTATCTTTACGTTTCCGTTTATCTCAAAGCTTCCAGCCCCGCCATCACTTCCAGCTGTGTTTATGCTGCCTTGTATCAAGGTATTGCCAAGAAGTTTTATGCTCGGGCTTTTTACGACGGTATCGTTTGCCGTTACGGTTACGTTTTTGGCGTTCAAATTTGCGTTTTCGCAGGTTATATTTATCGATTTCGGGCTTTTGATTTCAAGAGTCGATGCGGCCGTATCGTAGCTCATGCTTACGCCGTCTTCGAAGCTTACGCACACCTTTTTATCCGTCGGCTCCTCTTTATGCGCGCTTTGGTAGAGTCCGCGAAGTATGACGCCGCTGTTTAGGTTTCCTCTTACCGGCAAGACTAAAACCTGCTCGCCCGCTCTGATAGGAGAGAAGCTTACGGCAAAGGAGTTTGAAAAACTTTGAAATACCGGCAAAAAATCGGTAACCATGGAGCCTACGGCTACTCTTGCCTTGTCGCCGCTTACTTCGCTAATTATGCCCGCTTCGATCAATTCAGTCTTCATATTCGCTCTCTTTTACGCGTTCGCTAAAACTCGGCTTGGCTCGTTTGCGAGAGACGCTAAATTTAATCTCTTTTACGTCGTCGTGAATTTCGTTTAGTTTTTGACGATTTACGCCGTTTTCGGTGCGTAGCGTCTCCACTAGCTCTCTGGTGGCGGCCGTGTTGTTATTTATAGCCTCGTTGCTTTTTACGGAAACGTCTATCAAAATTTCGGCGTTTTTGTTCGCGTTTTTATTAAGCAGCCAAAAAATAGCCAAGAAAGCGATAAATCCGAAAATAGCGGCAAAAACTAAAAATTCGTTTAGCCCCCAAGCTCCGGCGGAGTTTATAAGACCCGTAGTTTCTTTGATTTCGTCGCTAAAATTTAGGCTGTTTTCCATTTTATTCCTTTATTCCAAGGCATTGTTTTAGTTTTTTTTCGCAATCGCGGTAATAGATCATCTTTGCCTTATGCGTCTCAAATTTGCCGTCGTCTTTTGGCTTATCGGGCATCTTAGCATTGCACCTTACGGGCACGTATTTTTCTTGATAAACCATGTGCGGCTCGCTCGTTTGAGGTTTGGCCGCGCAGCCCGTAAATATCAAAGCAAACAGACAAAAAATCCAAATCCTAATCACGAAATAGCTCCTTATATGCAGCTAGTTCGGCCTCGCAGCTTTTATCTTTGACGTAGATCTTCTTTATCCGCTCGGTCTGCTTATCCGGAGTATCGTCGATCTCTACCGCGGCGGCCTTTATAGCTTCGTTTTGTAAAGAAAGAGATACGTTGCAGGCGTTTAGATTGTTTTTGACCGTAGCGTAGTCCTTGGTCAGTCGCTCGTTTTTCTCTTTTAGATCCCTAATATCTTTATCCAAGACGGAATTTACGCCTTCTAGCCTTGAATTTTCGAGGAACAAATTTACGCAAGCAAAACCCAAAAGCGCAGCCAAGGCAAAACCTACAATCGGTAGTTTAGTTATCAAGTAACCCACTTAGCACCTTCTTTGCCCGGTTCGGCGTTTGTTTTGCCCAAAGAGAATTCATGCCGCTTTGATAGGCGGCTCTATATTCGCCCACTCTTATATGGTGCATCGTGGTTACGAATTTCTTCACCTTTGAAACGCCTAGCTGATAGGCCATTTCTATCACCACTTCTTGGACGTTTTGCGGTTTTTCCTTTAACCAATCAAACGTTGCAAAGACTGCAGCAGTAAGTTTTTCAAGCTTGAGTTTTAAAATTTTATCGGCCGTCTCTTTGCTCATGGGTTCGTATTTGCCGCCGTTTAGCGCTAGCTCGTCGGCCGTAAGCGCGGCAAGCAAAAAGCCGTAGCCCACGGTTAGTCTTCCTAGGCTATCCTCGTACCTATGATCTTTAAGGCCCTCGTTTTCTTTGATTTTTTCTATTAAGGTCATGGCGTCCTCCAAACTTTTGCCGCAATATTACGCCATACCCGTCTCAAAATCTATCACGATTTTTTGTTAAAAAACTTTGTCAAAGTCCTGTAATAGATTTTCGGCACAAAACAGCCCATAATTCGCACAAAAATAATCAAAGGCGCTAAATGCTAGAAGAATTTGAAAAAGAACTTATAAACACGATTAAAGAAGCGGCCGAACCCAA